GATCTTCAGTGTCTCCACCCATGCCTCCGGCTTCGCCTTCAACTGCGGCTGCAACGCCTTCAAGTTCTGCATCAAGGCGACGATCAAAGAACATCTCTCGCTGATTGCGGATAAACTCTTCTTCGGAAAGATTAAAGATGTGGTCAGCAACCCAACGACGAGAAAAGAATCCATCGGTAGCAGTGGCTGCAACATCAAACTTTGTTTTCCAATGTTCAAGTTCTTGAAGTTCTGCGAGCTTTGAGGGGTTGTTGAGGGACAGCTTGAAGCTAATAAGATCTGATCCTGTATATCCAAGTGTATAAAGGTGGATAATTCCAACCTTTTCTAATTCTGCAATAATGGATCGCTGAAGACGCTGGATTGTTCTCGCGAAACGAATATCTTTTTGTGCGAGTGTTGTCTTATCCTCGTCTGCACCCTCCATATTAGTTAGGTACGATGCGGGCACCTTAAGTGCGGAGAACAATTTATCACGGAGATATTTTACATCGTCAATATCGCCTGTGTATGTTCCACCTGGGAGGTTCTCAATGCGAGAAGACACACCTCCGCGAACGGGAATAAAGTAGTCCTCCTCGGTACTCATTGGATTGTAGCGAAGATCGACACGACCAGTGTTGGAATCAACAACTTGGTTGCGCTTCATCTGAGTCATAACTTTTTGCATGTAAGTTTCAACATCATTTGGCGCGACATTTCCAACATCAATATAAAATACACGACGCTCGGGAGCACGGACGATACGATAAGACATCATAGCATCTTCAAGCAAGATTAACTGACGGAAAATACGGCGTGCAGGTTCAAGCACGGAGGTTCCGTAGGGGGCATACTTGTCATTGCCAAGAATGCGGAAGTGAGCCATTTGCCAATTTTCAAATGTTAGTCCACCAGAATTCCACTGGAATTGTACATACTTAGGGTTACTTTTGTCTTCACCTTCAAGCCGTTCAATTTCGTGGGTGGGTAACCCAATTGCCGATGTGACACCAAGCCTTTCATCGATATCAAGGTATAAAAAGAAGTCGCCGTATTTGCACATCGAACGACTCCAACCAAAAAGATTGAAATCAATGTTAAGTACAGTATGATAAAGCTCGCTGAGAACTGCTTTAATCTCCTCGTTATGACACCTGATTGTAAGAAGTGGCTGGAGGTCTGATGAGGTTGTCATCTCATCGGCATAGATATCGAGAGCAGAGGCAATCTCTGGAGTGTATTCCATTTGCTCAAAGTCTTGATACCTTTCTGCTCGCAACTGGTTAGCCATGATAGCTGTAGAAAGCTGCTCGAAAGGATTATAAGAAGATTTCTTGAAGTTTAAACCAGAAGCAGATTGGAACTTAAATTTGTCCAACTGAACACGGGAAAGTTTTCGACTTGTCTGTGTTCTGTAGTTTACAAGTGGACCAGAAAGCAAACGTGTAAGTTGCCTAAAGAGTGCCGATTCATTATTTTTTGGGTTTCTTTTATTATCTGCCATGTTTATCCTTTAAAGAGCCAGCCAAACTGTTGCATATTTTGCATTGCTTTTTGACGTTGTTCTAACGTGTTATCGTCTGCTCTGTATCCCTCTTGTCCTTTAATCTGTGTATTTAATCTTGTTGAAGCAACAAACATTGAATCAACAAACGCTTCTCTGTACTGCTGCTCTAATTTCCCTGCTTCAAACGCTGTATCTCTTACCCAACAACCTATCGCGAGAGCCATTGTTAAGTCATCATTGTAACTTCTCATTGCCTCGGGGCGACCATTGTTCCAAATAAAAGTCTTGAACTCGTTAAGAGTTCGCGAAGAATATATGGTAATTAGTTTATTTCTTATGAATTCTTCCATTTTTGCGATTATAAGTGGACGTGTCTTGGAGGTAGTTGAAAATCCAGCGATAGCATTGGACATATGTTCACCGCGAACTTGCTCTACATACTCGTGAGTTGATTTAACAGAGAAGTATATATTATTATAACCCAGTTCTTGCAGTTTTGATAATACTGCAAAGCCAACTGAGTTGTTTTCTACAACGACCATTCCATTGTTATACTCTTTGCCTATGCTGTTTAGCATATCGGCGTAGACATCGGGCGTGGGTTTGCCTTGGTATTCTGCGACAAGCTCCATTGTCTCAAGCTTTATAACATGTAGCGTAGAGCTATCTTTTCCATCACCTCGTGCTACATCGGCTGAGAGTAAGTAATTGCAGCCATCGACCGCCTTTTCCCAAATCCAAAAATTGCGATCAAATCCTGTGCGATATAGAGGTTCCTTGATCGTACTTTCAATCCAAGTCAAGTCATCTGGGTGGATGACCGTTTCACCGGACATATTGAAGTTACACTCCAACTCCTGTGCGATCTGGCGACGGGACATGTTCCTGGTTTCTTTTTCGAACCACTCCGTGTCCCGCTCAGGATGAACCTCCCAAGGAAGAATAGTTGGAAAGAAATCGTTCTGCTGTTGCTCTGCATCAATATAGGCTTGGTGAAACCAGTTACCAACACCATTTGGTGTAGATAGGGCAATGCAGCGTCCACCTGTTGATAGCGTGGGGTACAAACCAGTCCACAATTCATCAAGCCCCTCAACATGGGCAGCCTCATCGATGACCAACAAGGAGAGTGCTTCCGAACGACCGGCATCTCCTGATGTTGAGGAAGCTTTAATCTCAGAGCCGTTTGATAGCACAAACGATGCTCGGTTGTCAATATCAATGTTTGCTATCTGCAACCAAGGAGGCAAGTTTTTAATAATATGTTTGACCTTCTTTACAAGGTTTCCTGCCGTCTGAAACTTAGTTGCGATAACCAAAATGTTTTTGTTGCGGTGAAAGAGCATCATCCACGCAACATAAGCAGCCGTTGTGGTTGAAATACCCAACTGGCGTGCTTTGAGAATTACATTGAACCGATGATCATTAAAATCCCTTAACAACTCTTGTTGAAAGGGATATAGCTTAAATGGAATCAACCCCTCAAGCGGGTGGGAGATTCTTGCGTAGTTGTCAATAAAATAGACTGGATCTTTGCCGCTTTTCAGTATCTCTTTTACTATTTCTTTCTTAGTGAGTTCAAAGGACATCTAACCATCGCTTATTGTTTGCCGAGAGAGATAAAGTCACGAATGGATTTATCAAGTCGTTCTTCCGATGGCAAGCCAACTTCAATAACATCAGCAAGGTTTCCGACTTTATAATTGCGCTTTCCAACCACAAAGACGCGAACCTTTGAAGTGTTTTGTACAAGCACATCAACATCGCCTTCAGCGGTAAGGGTAAGTGCATCGCCTGTAATCTTCTTGAATTCTTTCTTAAGAAAATTGGCAACATTCTGAATCATTTCTTCCACATCTGCTTCAATATCACCAGCGTATACATCTTTGAGTTTGATATCACTTTGATATGAGATTGTAAGAATTGGACCGCTCATGCGAACGTTAAATCCATCAACAACACGAGAATCAATAATAGGATCTCCCTCTTCTCTTTTAAGCCCGATCTTTCGCGCCTCTCCATCAAGGGAGTATTTTTCGTCCTGAGAGCCATCATAAGCATTTGCTGCTGCTTGTGAGATTCCTCTAACGATGTCTAAAACTGAAGCCATTATTTATTTTCTCCTTGGTTCGGACGCCATCCGGTCGTCCAACGGTCTTCTCTTCCTTCTACATGTGTGATATAACACACGCGACAACAAGTGTATTTTGTCATGTATACATTATCCCTTGTATCAAAAGAATAAGTATTACATACAGGACAAGACCTATTGCTATCTTTATTAAGTAGTTTTTTTGGCAGTAAAACTCCCTCTACTTCTACTTTTTCAAGTTTTTCTGATATCTTATCCAACTTCTGGTTCAATAACTTAAGTTGTTCGAGGTAATCTTCCTCTTTTTGTGGGTTCCAGTCGCGCTGTGGGTGTTGCACAGTTTCTGCGCCATACTTTTCTGAAATAGCATGTTCAATTGTTAGTGCGTGATCTGGGTCTCGTTTTGGTTTACTCATTGTGTTATATTTGTTGCTGCGTAAAAAGTTCCTAAAGATAGCCCGATGCCTACAACTACTCCTCCTGCTAACCACCATTGATTGTTTTTATTTGGTTGGTCAAGAGCCATCTCTCTATAGGTATTTATCTCGTCATTCTTGATATCCATTAAAAGTTGATGTTTTTCTTCTAATGCATCGTAACTTACCTGGAGAGTATCCAGTTGTAATTTCATTTCAGTTCTTGCTTTTGAGACCTCGTACTCAATTTGTAAATCACACTCTTCTACCGAAAATTGACTATCTGCAATTAATTGTGCAAGGGCTGCGGGATTGA